TAAAGCTGAAAAGTTATTTACCAATTCCAAGATAGCCACTACATATACCGAACATAGTCGTAAAACACCCACATTAATAGAACATAATGCATTATCTACTACTGATAAAATAATTAGTAAGAATAAAGGTAATCTTGATGATACAATAAATGAATTAGCCACTCTACCCCTGCCTGACCTTAAATCAGATACTAAGAATATCTATTATTGTAAACTAGCTATTGAAAGAAAAGAGGAATTAGCTCGTCAAAAAAATATAGTTGATCCTAGAATAATACAAAGGGAACTAAAGAAAATTACAAAGGAAAAGAACTTCGCTTATAAAAGAAAGAAAGAATATAATATTAAAAATGGAATTAAACCTTGGGAAAAATAAAGATACAATGTGAAGCAATCGCAAGGCACTCAAAAAAAAGATGCCGTTGTAAGGGATACTTCACTCCAACCTCAAGACGTATGCTCTGTACCTATCATCGTGGTTCTAAAAGCTGGGATCACCGGACTAGAAAATATAAAGGTTTATACAGAAACAATAAGATAGATATTCAATCTAAAATAAATATGTTAAAGAACCTAAAGAACTTTAAAAATAAAACGACAGATGAAATCAAAAGATATATCCAAGACCAAGAGCAAAGAGCTAACACTCTCAGATACAGAACTAAATACTATAATAGATCGTATAATAGATGGCGAAACTCTGTACGAGTTGGCAAAAGATTTACGGATCAAATTGAACACGCTTTACAAATACTTGGATCAAAACCCAAAGACAAAAGAGAGATTTGAACTAGCTCAGGAACGAGGGATCAAGACTTTAGTTGAGAAGATGCTAGTCTTATTTAATAATGATAACCCTGACGTTGATCCTAATATGCTAGTCTTTATTAGAGAAAGAGCTAACTATTTAAAATGGTTAGCTCCAAGAGTATCTTCTTTGTTTACTGAAAAGCAAAAGATTGATGTAAAATCTGATCAGTCTATACGAATTTCTTGGGAAGATAACCAGGATAACTTGATTGACGTTTCTGCTGATACAGTTTCCGATACTTCTAATAATAAAGATTAATTATCTCTTAAACTTAATATTTTAACTTGAGTTTCAATCCATTTAATAGCTTTTGATTTGCTTTTAAACTTACCATTTAACCAAGTTATAGGAATTAAATATTTACCATCTTTAACATTGGCAAAAGTTTGCCATTTTTTATCCCAAGTTTTTTTGACTCCATATTCTTTTATATCCATCATAGCTTTTCCTTTGTTGTTTTTGTTTATAGTTTCTTATGATTGTCTTTGCCATAACTCCATTAGCACTCATAAGATTTAAGAAAGTTAATCTTGCTAACTCCCTTAAATTTTGTTGTTTATTATTTATGATCTTCATATTTATATTTTTTATTAATCTTATGTAACCAATCATTATAAAAATCATACCTTTTACATTGATCGTCAAAATTTGACCAAGTTTCACCATCTGCACAAAGATATTGTAAATGAGTAATGTTGTTATCAACTTTTTCTTTTAAATATAAATATTGATATTTTTTATGTTTTTTATTTAAAGACATTTTGTTTAAAATATTATAGCTCCAAGAATAAAAGCTGCAACAGCTATTACTATAGTAAGCTCCAAGCTAATAAATCCTGCTGCCATTTTTTATTATTGATTGTTATTTGTTTACCAAATAATTTAATTATCATTATTCCCCCCTTTGTTGTTTATTAAATGTATCTAAATCATAAAGACAATAAAGCTCTATATATTCATCATGTTCATTTGCTCTATGCACTTCAAATTTGCTCGTTTCATAATCTTGAAAAGTGTCATTTTCTAAAAAATGAGGAACATATATATCAACTCTTGCATTTTGATTTTTAACAGATTGCAATTCTTCTATTAACTCTTTTACTTTCATTATTCCCCCTTAACTTCTTTTATAAAGTCTTTTATTTGTTTTTTACTATATCCATAACTTGATAGATATTTATAAACTTGTTTTTTAGTTATCACTTTATCTAAATAATCATAAAGTATTTCATCTACAAAACTAATCATTATTCCTCACTTTCCTCTTTACAGAAAATACAATAGCAAGATATATATTTTAAAAATTTAACTTTACTATCAAGACATTTATATTTTAAGCAATTTTTTCTTTTTGGACTCATCTTTACCCCTTTCTATATTCATATATTTAAACATGGTATTTGCTTTCTTTGCTTTTATATCAAGCCATAAAGTAGGTATATCCTCAACTCTATATTGCTGTTCTTGTTTTTTTAATCGTTTCATATCGCACCCCCTTTTAATTCAATTATTAATTGGTTGATTTGATCTGCATGTTTTAAACCTAGATATATTAAATAAAACATACCTAGAAATAAAACATAATCTAAAAAGTTTAATATGTTTTTAATCATTATTAAAGCCATTCATGTTTTAAATAATAACCATCATTCCAAACTTTTGAACATAATTCATAAACAGTTTGAAAACCCATATCCATATTACCAAAAGATCTTTTAATGGAATAACCATTATTTTGATCTAAATTATGATCCATTATTTTGGAATAATGATAAGTACATTGGTAAGGTCTATTATTTTTTATATATCTTAATCTAATATATATTGTACCTGATGGTGTACTTTTAATTAATTGAGTGTAAATTGTATCACCCTTATTAAAAGTTTTTTTCATGTGTTCAATAGCACAATCAAAGTCTAATTTCTTTTTAGCTTTTTTTGTAGCTTGTGTAATTGACCATTTTTTGGATAAGTCTAAATGGTTAGTTATCCAATGACTAGCTTCAGATGTATTAAGAAAATCTTTTTCAAAATGATCTTGAACATCTTTTGTATTTGTTATTAAGTAAGTGTTCATTGTTTCTTTCCTTTGTTTGTTTATATCCATAATGTATATTATTAATTAAATGTCAATCTTAAAAGTATAATTATTTTATTTTTTTTATGTGTGATATTTATGCAACAATATGTAGTTTAGAATAATTGTAATCTAATTTAATTAAAAATAATACTTGCATATATATAAATTGTATATATAAAAGGATTAGAAAGGAAAAAAAATATGATAAGAAAAAATGAAATAAACGCCTACAAATCATTTTGGTCTAATAGTGAGAAAGCTCAAAGCTCTTCAATTCAAGAACAATGTCAAATTGATGAGCATTTAGAAAAAATGAAGAAGTTAATTGGTAGACGAGTTGTTTGGGATGAGGATTATGGAGATATTAAAGATGAAACTTTAATCGGTAAGGAAGTTATGACAATTAAAGAAATTGGTTGGAACGAAGAATTTGAAGAACCAGTTTTTTATTGTAATTTTTCAGACGATAGATGGTATTCTTATCAATATGCTTTAGAAAATTTATTAGTAAAATAAATAATAGACAAATAAAACCCACTGATAATATTATATTGGTGGGTTTTTTTTATGTGTGATCCTGAGAGAATAATTAATAATGTAATTAGTGATAAATGTTGCTATTCTTTTATTAAGCGACACGCCACGCATTAGCGTTAAAATATCGGTCAACAATACTGACCATATATAAAATGGTTTAGCGATAATAAAGAGTTATAAGAATTTATATTGATAGTGATAAATTATCAATAGTAATATTGTAGAGCTAGACCTACATTTTTACAATCTTGACCCCTACCCACCCCCTGACACAACCCGCATTATTATATATATATATACATGGGACTCGAGGACACCCTTATACACATCCACATCTTCATCTTGCCAGACCACCAATAATAAACTAGATATAGTATATGAAGCCTTTTGACCTAGAAGATGTAGAATCAGTTGCCTATGTTGATAAAAACAACAATGATGTCATAATAAAGTTTGTTGGTTTTCCAACAGAACTAGCCTCACAGTTATTTATTAACTATGTTATGATATGTCTTGGCTTTGATTTTGAATCTGTGGATAGTATGCCTAGCAAGAAGATACACTAGATATGGATATTAAAATACCTTACACACCTAGAAAGCACCAAGCATATCTACATAAGAAAATATCAGAGAACAGATGGAATGTATTAGTTTGTCATAGAAGGTTTGGCAAAACAGTATGTATGATTAATCACTTAATTAGATCAGCACTATTGTCTAAAAACAAGAACCCTAGGTATGCCTATATAGCACCCACCTTCAAACAAGCAAAGTCTATTGCTTGGGATTACATGAAACAGTTTACAGCAAAGATACCTTATACAAAATTTAACGAAACAGAGCTGCGTGTGGATTTGCCGAATGGCAGCAGAATAACATTACTAGGTTCAGAGAACTCTGATGGCTTGAGAGGGATATACCTTGATGGTTGTGTGATTGATGAATATGCAAATGTAAACGAAAGATTGTTTCCAGAAATAATTAGACCTGCGCTATCAGATAGAAAAGGTTATTGCGTATTTATTGGTACACCACAAGGCATGAACAATAACTTCTATGAACTATATCAACATGCACAAGGAGCTGATGATTGGTTTAACTACAAGGCAAAAGCTAGTCAAACAAAAATAGTAGATGATGAAGAACTACAAAAGGCAAAAGAGGTCATGGGTGAAAAGAAATATCTACAAGAGTTTGAATGTGATTGGATAGCAAACATAGAGGGTTCAGTATATTCAGATGTCTTGGCAAAGATGGAAGATCAAAAACAACTAACAAGAGTCCCATACGACCCAAGTCTACCAGTATCAACATCATGGGATCTTGGAGTATCAGATCATAGTGCTATAATATTCTTTCAGCAGTTAGGTAGATCAGTAAATATTATTGATTACCATGAAGAACGAGGTCAAGGCTTACCACACTATGTGCAGATTATAAAAGATAAAGATTATGTTTACAAAGATCATTTTGCACCACACGACATAGAAGTTACAGATTTTAGTAATGGCAAGACCAGGAGAGAGGTCGCCTATCAATTAGGAGTTAGGTTCAAGGTCGTACCAAAAA